CTGGGTCTGGATAATTGACATATCAAGTTACCCTCTGACGGAACTGACCAGAACGGTAAGCGTCTTGACGCTCCATACCATCGCCCAAACGTTTTGCAAGTGCCAAAGCTTCCATGAACTTTTGGTTGTACAACCCCATCATGTCTTGCTCGCCCTTCATATAGGTGTAAGCCTCAACCAGAGATGCGTACAACAACACCGTGTCAAAGTTATCGCCCAACCATGTACGGCCATCTGAATTTGTTACAGTAGCGACCGGAATAGAGAACGAAGAGCCCGTGCCCCCAATTGTAGAAGCTGCTGCGCTTAACGTGTTTCCAACAACGTAACCTGTACCGCCCTGCGTCAAAGTAACCGCAGTCACTGCACCGCCAGAAACCACAATGTCTGCAACTGCTCCTGAACCTGCACCCCCGGTTAAAGGTACGTTTAAGTAGGTGCCGTTAGTGTAAGCACTGCCTCCTGTAATTGCACCAAAAGTGGCTACAGGAGATTGAACAATAGAATCGGGGTAGTAGTAATAGTGCAGTTCTACGCTGTACGATGTATCTGGCGTAGGGCCAAGGATGAACGACAACTCGTCTGAAATAGTGCTGCCCGACACAGCGGGGCCAAACAACGCGTAGTACCTAGGAATCCCTGTGTCTGTTGGCTGTGGGTACGCCTGACGAATAAAGTTAACGTCTTTGTTCAGCAAATACTCATAACTACCACTGGCGTCAATGACCGCCATTGAGTACACCGCCAGAAAATCCAACGGGCACTGTAAATACTTGTTATTCAGTGTGGTCACACCCGTCACGTTCTTGCGAATTGAGGGGAACTGAACCGAGTTGTAAATACGCTGCTCAGCCTGCTGAACGAACACGGGTATCTCAGCGATAAAATTCGCTTCGGTATTTTCCGTATACGCTTGAATAGCGTTGCTGAGTTCAGTGTAATTCATGCCATTGGGCCTCTGCTCATAACACCTTTAGTAGCCGCGCCTGTACCGCGCATCTTGATGCCGGATGTTTTAGTGGTTTCGCTACCAGCGGATTTGCTGATATTGCCAACGCTTACATCAAAATTGTCAAGCTTGCTGCGGTTAGGGCCAGAACCGGGGTTCTCAGATATACCTACAGATTCACCACTCATTGTGTGTGGCTTGGCGTATGCAGAAGCAGGTAGATTGTTGATTTTGGCCATGATATTAACCTGTGGTTTGGTTGTTAGCACGAGACAAGTTACGTCCCAAGCGCATACGGTCATCGGTTGTGGGGCCACCCTTTTTCAACTTCAAAGTTGTGCCTTTGCCGCCTTTGTGTTCTTGCTTGTCGTGCTGCTTGAACGCTTTTTTAATCAGAGCAACGTCTTGCTTCTTGTCTGATTTCATGTTTTCTTTAGCCATATTAAGCTCCTATGTAACTGTTACTGTAACTGTACCAACAAATGTCGTTGCCACCAAGTAGTTGGGGGTCAAAACTGCATCAAAAATACTAGCGCCGCCTACTGGGCTCCATCCCCACTGAAGGTCTCGAGAACCGCCCGTCAGACTGCCATTAGCATTTACGCCTGCCGTCACGTATGTTGTGTCCTTGCGCGGGTTACGCACAGCTTGCGGATCATCCACTGGATACATACCCAACTGCAACTGCGGCTGATCGGGATCCCAACACAGATTGCACACCAACAAATTGTAAAGCTTTGTCTTGATAACTTCTTTTTTCAAAGCCGTCAATTTAAACTGTTGGCCGCATCTATCGCACATGGCGATACTGTTCTTACCAGAAGCAAACCGATTGCCCATTTACGTACCGCTACCAATAAACATTTGCCTCGGAACAAAACGCACCGAAGCCTTTTCACGATCTTCATCAGAGGCCAACTGCCAAGCTTCATCGTACTGTTGTTTCAAGACGGGCAGGCGCTCAGCGCCGCCTTCAATTTTAAGCGCCAAGTAATAGGCCAAACCTGCCACCATGCAGGGCAGGAACCGGAAAGGCACATCCATCGTGCGCACACCACCGCCAGCATCATCAATACGGCGCATGCGCCAGTATACAAACTGATACGTTGTGCTGTTGTCTGGGGTCGGCCAGACGGTTATAGAGGGCAGATTCTGCGTGTACACAGCCACGCCAGTTAAATGGGATGCAGCAGTTGTGCCGTTCTGTCCACGGAAGCAGTTGTAAAGCACGTTGCCAGAGATGTAGCCGTACTGGATAGTCTCGTTTTCAATCAACAAGAAGCCCGTGGCGGGAAGCCCCGCAGTAGAAGTCAGTGTAATTGTGGTGGCCGTGGCTGTGATCCCGCCGTTAAGCGTAGTACCAATTGAAGAAGTCTGGCCATCCAAACGCTGATACCACACCTGAATTGGGCGGGCTTGTTGCAGTTTGTTGGGAATCGTGGCATAGGTAGAAACACTAATACGCGTGATTGTTAGGTCAGCCTGCGTAGACGCATTACCCGCGCCCGTGCGAATCACATGCTCAAGTAGATCCACTGTATCTACAGGTAGTGCGTAGTTGTTTAGACCCGGAGTCAGGTTAATTGTCCCCTGCTCAAACGTCCACATGTTGACACCGCGGTTGGCCCAATCAGCAAACAATAAATTCAATGAACGACGTGCTGTACGTAAATCGTAGCCCGTACGCAATTCCGAACCGGCGCGTTCAAACGCTTCCTCAACCAACTCAGTCAGGTCAAGGTTGAATGCTGCGGTTCCTGAAGTGGTCATTTAAAGCTCTTAAGAGTTTTAGCCAAACGCGCACGCTGCCCCATTTTACCGGGTTGTTTTGCAGCGGCGTTTAGCTTCTTTGCAGGAATCTTTTCACCAGCTTTTACACCCAAAGACGCACGCAGTGCACCGGGCTTTTTGATGGCGTCTTGAATAAAGTTTTTAGTGGCCATTTTTAATATATCTTTCCACGGGTTTTACCGCGTGCAGCAATGCCGTCTGCGCGGCTAGAGGCTGTGCGAATAGTACCGCCTTTTTTAAACTCATTCTTGCCGGCATAAGGGTACTCGGTTATTTTTACGCCGCTCTCTTCCCTTGTTGTTGCTTTGCTTTCCGCTTCTTTGCGTTCAGGCTTAGCTTTAGCGGCTTCAATCTCACGTTTGGCTTGTAGCAGCTTATCTACTTTGATCTGTTCATCGGCAGTAGACGTTTTATTTTTATCAGCATTTCTAACGGCTATTGTATTGGCACTTACGTTGGGGTTACCTCTGCCGCCGCCGCCCCCTCCACCACCAGCAGGCGCACCACCTCCGCCACCTTTAGGTTCATCGTCGTAGTATGGTGTATTTCTAGCCATTATCTAAACCCCGCTGTTTTCTTTGCAATGCTTTTAGGTTGCGCTACGAATTGCTTCCCGGCTTTTTTGCCAGCACGCTTTGCACGAGTTGTAGCAGCGTACTCAGCCGCGCTGAGAGATTTAATTGCAGCACTAGGAAGGTATCGCTCACCCGTGTCAGAAGATTTCTTACCACTTTTGGTTCTCCACTTTTGATCGCCCCAGTCTTTAAGGGATTGCTGAGGCGCTTTCAATCTCGGTAACCCCCGCCTGCCGCCTTGTACTTCTTGGCAACAAGCTGAGCTTTACGCGCTGACCACTGACCTGCGCCAGTACCCTGCGTTGCTGCGGCTTTTACTTGAGACACAATCCTCTTGCGAAGACTTGGTTTTGTGTAATTGCCAGCCGCATTCACTTTACCGCCTTCAGCGTATTGCGTGAAGTCGGTGTCGTCCCGCCGGGCTTTTTTGACGCCCTTGGGCATTTTAGAGGGGGAGATATCCCCCATACCACGGCTGGCCATCATGACATTAACAGGCTTTGCCGCCCTTGTTCATCTTCTTGGTCATGCCGCCCATTTTCATGGCAATCATGGTACCTTTGGTCTTGCCTTTTTCAGCAATACCATCGCGGCTAGGGGCGGCTGTTTTAACTTTGCCCATTGCCATACCGCCACCAGCCATTTTGCTAGTGCCTTTTTTCTTGGCCATCATTGCCATCATGCCTGCGTTCATTTTGGAAGCCATAGTATCACCACCTTCTTTAAAAAAAGTCATTTTCCCGTGTTGGGTTTTAGACTTATTCACCTTCTGAACATCTGGACGGGTCATCCCGCCAGAACCAAACTTTTTACTTTGCATTATGCCATCCTACGCCCAACAACACCACCGCGTAGATACTGTTCAATTTCTTCATACGACGTTTCAAACGGGTTTTTTTCATACCCGCTCGGCATAAAATCACTGCCAGCACCACCAAAGCCACCACCACCGGGAGCTTGACTGGGTTCTTGTTGGGGGCCAACTTCCGGTGTAACACCGTATATACGTTCACGTAAAGCGTCAAGTTGCGCAGGTGTAAAGTTACTTTCTACGGGCACACTTTCTAAACTTCTTGGGAGCATCGCTTCACCAAGTTGAAATCTAACACTGTCTTCTGTTTGCGGGCCAACGTAGTTGGAATCTACAGGCGATATAGTGCCAAAATCTAGATCGCGTGCGTAGTTTTCAATTCTGCCTGCATTTTCAGGCGCGTTTACTTTTGCACTTAGCTCTGCCATCTGTCTGTCGTACTCTTCTTGGCTTATGCCTTTTGGCCCGTTATCGTAAGATACACGAGACGCCTGCTCCATTGCATTTTGTGCGCGCGATAAATCACTATCAATATTAAATTTGTTTGTAAGGTAGTTAATCAGTTGGTTGCCATAGTACGTTTGCGGGCTCACAACTTTCATTATGGCGTCTTGCTCGGCATAAGTAGGTCTTGTATAGGCGTACTCACGCCCAAGTAAGCTAGCAAGTCCAAGTAAAGGCGCTGCCATAGTCAGTCACCCTTTTTCCTGCGAATCAACTCAGAAAAGGGTTTACCCGAAATCATCTCGGCGATCCGCATCACTGTCCAGACTGCGCCAATAAGACCGAACACAGGGGTAAACATTTCCAAGAACGATCCTACGGTTGCAAACACCGAAACAATATCCAGCGTGCTTTTGACTGTGTCTGAGTTAGTGCTCATACCATCCGCCCCTTTGTCTTGCCTTTTGTAGCGCAGCCATCAGCCGCAGTTACATAGCCACCATCCTTACATTTCCACGCCCTTAAAGACTTGTTAATCCGTGAATCTGGATCGTTGGCTGTCTTTGCGCTGGTAAGTTTCTTCTTCATGCCTTCCATACGGGCGCAGAAAGAGTCGCGGCGTTTGCCGCCCTCGGGTTGAGGACGCTTCAGTCCCGGTTTCCCGGGGTTTGCCGCATTGTAGGAAGCCCGTCCTTTGGCGTTCAAGCCACCCTTCTCGGACTTCCCCTCTTTGCGTTGCCATGCTGGAC